GCCTCGAACGCCGTCACGACGACGAACCTCTTTGCGGCGACAGAAACTTTGACTGGTACGGCTGGTCAAACAACTTTGACAGTCACGGGCAACGTGTACGCCTCGAACGCCGTCACGGCAACAACTCTTTACGGAAACGTGAATGCATCCAATGTCGTTGTGACCCCCGCGATCGGTGTGACTGGAATCAACGTCACGGGCAATGTGTACGCCTCGAACGCCGTCACGACAACAAATCTTTTTACAAATAATGTGTATATTGCTGGTGTAATATCATCTTCTTATAACATTGGGGGTTTAGTTTATAATCAAACAAATGGAATAATAAGTATTTCTGCACCTTACGGACAGGGTGTATTACTGTACGGTGCAGGAGCAGGAAATCCTCCAGGTTCTTCGACCAGTTTATATTACAATTCTACAACCTCATCTTTGGGCATCGGAACATCAAGTCCTACGTCTAATTTACATGTCAATGGAAATGTGTACGTGTCAAACACCGTCACGACGACAAACGTGTTTGCAAACACAGAAACTTTGATTGGTACTGCAGGTCAAACAACTTTGAACGTTACAGGTAACGTATACGTGTCAAACACCGTCACGACGACAAATGTGTCTACAACAGGATTTCTTATTAACGGCGTTCCTGGTGTTGCCGGACAAGTGATTTCAGCAACTGGAACTGGTTCCGGAATTCAGTGGAGTTCAGCGGGGTCCGGAACGTCCCAAGGTGTTCTGTACACACTCGGACCTTCGGGGTACACGCTTGGTGCAGCTTTTGACTCTGGAACAGCCGGACCATCCATTTCAGGTTGGCATATAAATCTTTCGAGTTTCACACCCGAAGTGTATCAAACAGTCGCGATGTTTAGTGCATCGACCGGTATGCTCAAATTCGGATCGGCGGGTCTTTACCAGTTGACATGTGTCATGGCGGGAAATCAACCTGTCGCCAAGGTGGCTCTTGGAAAACAATCATCGAGTACATTTCCGACGGGTGGTGTACCGACCTCAGGGTATGACTACGTGTACAATTACCCAATAGGGTCAAGTCCGTCTGAAATTGTCACCATTCCAATCAATGTGACGGACATTTCGCAGTACTATTATCTCGACGTGTTTTTCAACGTGTCTGCGGGTACGCCAACTCTTCTTTATCCGACACGAACAACAACTGCCGTCGGTTACAATTACGGTACGTACGTTCAGGTTTCACCATTCGGAAATTACTTGTCGAGCGCGACCGGTGTCGCCTCTGGACTTTTAGCCAATTGTTCTCCGACTTCAAACCTTTCGGGTGTTTATTCATCCAATGCGTATCGCGTCACAATGAATACGTCAAATGGTTGGACTGTTTCGGGTACGTCAACGTCGCTCGCCGTGACTGCGAACGGAAATTTCCAAGTGAATCAGGCGGGTCAGTATGAAATCCAAGTGTGTCTCAATTGCGTCGGTCAGACACCATCCAAGTTTCAGGTGGGGTCTATGACATCAGACACGTCGAGTCCGAGTGGTAGTACTCAGTACCTGTACACTTACGCGCCCATGTACACACAGGATCCAACAACAACCATTTCCATGCCTGTGAACATCACAAACATAGCCAATGTTTACTTTATCGAGTGTTCATTTCCTGGAACGCTCACAGGCAATGTTGCACTTCAGTCTACAAGTACGTTTGTGACAATCAAACCCATCGGTGGATACATTTCGTCTGGTACAAATCCATGGATTCAACAGGGCTCGAGCGTGTACTATAACGGCGGACCCGTAGGTATCGGGGTCGTGCCGACCGCGCTCACAGAAACGTTCACCGTGTCTGGGAACACGAGTTTTGTGAGTAACGTCACGGTCACATCGGATGTCGCGGGATCATCGTATGTAACGTCTCGACGCGTCCCAGCTGGGTCTTTGTCCGTGTCAAACTATGTGTCCGGACGCGTGCCTTTGACCACCACCACGAATTTGATCCAGAAGTATCTGTCGAATGCAGCGACGGTGTCTACGACCGGTGTGGGTGGGTACGGACCAGCACTCCTTTTTTCAAACACTACAAGCACAACATGTAATTTAACATCATTCCATAGTACTCATGCTAACTTGTTTTCTTCGAATATATTCGTAGAAGCATGGATATATGTAAATGCGAATCCCGCGCTAGGTGAAAGACGCGGTATATTTACAATTACAACTGGAACAAATTATGATATTATTTTCGAATATCAAACGAACGGTGTTCGTGCAATATGTTCTAATACTACAGGTACTTCTACAACTTTTACACCAGTAGGAATTATATCAGCTTTAGCGTGGAACCATGTTGCAATGTCATACAATTATTTGACGAAATCAATGATTGTTTATGCTGGTGGAAGTGCATCAACGGCAACTCAGTCATTTGGATCTACGGGTACATTGAGATATCAGGCATCATCCTCGGTGTATATAGGAGATGGTTCACCTTATGGTGGAACGCCTTTTAACGGATACATCTATGACATGCGTGTCATTGTCGGGTCTACAGTCCCTACTACAAGTTTCACCGCCCCTGCGACCCCGGCCGTGTTTTCTTCCACAACTTTGCCGAGCTACACGGGTCTCTCGGCTCTTTCGGGTAACGTTATCGCGTTGGCTTTACAGAGTCAGTACTTCCCCGGTGCCTCAACCGCGCCATATGGACCGTGCTTGACCTTGCCGGGGACGGTGGGAAGTTATTATGCCCAATTACCTCCTACGGCTCAATCAAATTGGACAAGTGGCTTCACTCTCGAGGCTTGGGTCAACTTTGGTAGTTTTGCAAATTCCAATGGATGGAATGTAGCCGGGACGTCTTCTTATCCCTTCATGATTAACACAACTGACGTGCCCCCGAATCTCGGAAAGGCCATGTGGAGTTTTGGTCCACTTGTAACTGGTCAAGTTGGTTTTATTTGGTGGTCCGGTACAGGTAACACAACCAATGCATTCGTTTCATCAAATACATTGACCACGGGCACGTGGAACCATCTCCTCGTCCAATCGAACGGGTCGAACGTTTACATGGCCATCAACGGAAACTTCACGACACTCACGGCCCAGGGGTTCACACCAAACGGCGGAAATACGACAATCGCACCTTCTATTGCGCCAAGCGCGTCATCGGGAGTTCCAGGAGGCTCTTATATCACGGTTGGTCAATATTACAATATTCAAGGCCCCAACTTTGCCATCGCCAAAGCCCGTTTGGTCTATGGCGCAAATGTGTATTCGAGTGGCAGCTTCACACCGAGTCCAAACTTTGCATCGAGCGCTACGGCCCCCTTTTGGCAACTCGAAAGCCAGTACCCTTTGCCGACCTACCCGTCGATCCAGGACGTCACGCAGTTGCCCCCACAGGCCAGTAGTTATGGGTCGCTCCCAACCCCAATCGGCGGCGTCACCTCAAATGTCCTCGGCCCGTATCCCACGACGTACCCCCAGCTCGACTCGATCCGTTTCGACGGCACCGGGTACATCGACTACGGCAATGCGGCGAGCAGTGTTTTGACCACTAATTTGTGGGCGAACGCGTGGACGATTGAGGCTTGGGTGTATTTGAACTCTTACACGAACAGCGCAGTCATTAATCGTGAGCCATATAGCGGAGGTTCATCGGATTGGACATTTGGAATTAACGGTTCCGGTCTACCGTATATCAACTCAAATTCTGTACTTATTAGTGTAGGTTCGGTAATTCCTTTAAGCACATGGACCCATGTTGCAGTTACATACGACGGTTCTAAATCAAACATCTATCAGGGGACTTCGGGCACTTCTTCGACGGTCGGCACCGGAACACCATCAGCAGCAAATATGGTCTTCACACCGACGAATAATTTCAGGATTGGCGCCAATTTACCGACATATTACCTCAACGGCAACCTTGCCGACGTCCGCGTGTCTAATGTGGCTCGGTACACCGGCTCGAGCTACACGGTCCCCAACGTCGCGGACGGCTCGGGTCCATTCACGGCCGACCGCAACACTCTGCTTTTGCTCAAATCTGTCGCGGGACAGGTTGGTACGACTTTGGAAATTCAGGGTCGCGGGCTCAACGCAGTTTCCCTCGGTGCGACGAGATCCGTACAGGCTTACCCACCGGCGCCCATGAGTTCGTACCTGCTCGATACGACGGGTAACGCCGCGGTGACTTATGGGCAGGGCAAGTACGTGGCGAGTGCGTCGACGGAGTTTGCTGGTGGGATTTACCCAATATGGGGAGCCTTTGACAAAAGCACAAGTCTCAGTGCAGTAGGTGGTATTTATTCATATTGGTCATCTGTATCAGGTCTTTACCCAGTTGGCGGTGTGTATACGGGCTCAGTCACGACCGTAGATACTTTAGGGAACTCTTACCTCGGTGAGTGGATCCAACTTCAGATGCCCGTTTCAATTATACTTTCAAACTACATCATATCAGTGCGTTCGGACTATGTACACCAGTCTCCTGTTAAGTTCTGGGTTCTTGGATCGCGTGACGGAACCAACTGGAGCGTCGTCGACTCGCGCTCCGGTGTTTCATGGGCGTCGACAACACAAACATTCACGGCAAGTGCTACACAGGCATACAACTACTATCGGATCGTGACAAATACAACTACTAACGCAACCGGAACTAATCCTGTGACCATTCTGGAACTCATTTTCAACGGCACCGAAGAATCGATTTGTGTCACCAGCGACGCCAAGGTGGGCGTCGGCATCGCCAACCCCCAGCGCGCTTTGGAAGTTGCCGGCGACTTGGTCGTGAGTGGTACGATCAGTGGAGGCGCGGGCCTCGGGGGGTTCCGCAACAGGATCATCAACGGCGACATGAGGATCGCGCAGAGGGGAGTCGGGCCGACGACTACGAGCACGGCCGCGTATTACACCACAGACCGGTTCTATGTTTACGCGACCCCAACCGGTGCTCTTCAAATGTCTCAGGGAACTCTGTCCGCGTCTGATTCTCCGTATCAACTCGGCTTCAGAAACACAACTCGCGTGACCGCGATCACTGCAGCAACATACGATGAAATTGGTCAAACTATCGAAGGTTATAATATTCAGGATCTGAATTGGGGTACTTCGTTTGGACAGCCAATCACAATCTCCTTTTGGCTTCGGAGTCTATGTACCGCTGGGTCAGTTTTCACACTCGCGGTTCGCAATGCCGGTTTTTGTGCGTATCTCGTTCCTTTCACCATAAACACACCGAGCACGTGGCAGTACTACACGGCGACCGTGCCCCCTCCACCAAACGGAACGACATGGCCGACGACGAACATAGCCAGTCTGAATATCGAAATAGGCGCGTGGAGCACATCTTTACAAAATGTGGCGTCTTCGTGGTGCACCGGTAACTTCATCATGGCTCAGGGTTCTACGAATATTTTGGCTCAAGCCGGCAACTACATCGAGTTCACCGGCGTCCAATTGGAAAAAGGCACGGTCGCCACGGGTTTCGAATTCCGGCCGTACGCGACCGAGTTGGCGCTGTGTCAGAGGTACTTTACGCAACTGGGTGGGCTGGCGGCCTACAACTTTTTTGGGACAGGTCTCGCAACATCGGGCACTGTTGCATCGATTGTCGTCCCTCTTCCAACATCCCTCAGAAATCCATCGGGTGCGACACTCACAGCGAATAATGTGAGCGGTTTCCAATTGACTGGTAATGTCGCCGGTGCCAGCTCGACAATTGCAGCATCAGCAATTAGTTTACCCCCAAACACCCAGAATATAAACAATATTCAACTCAATGTAACGGTTGCATCCGGTCTTGGTACAAACTGGCCATATGTTCTGAACACGAACAACACGCTACTGTCTTACATCCAAATAAATAACGAGCTCTAGTAGCAGAATGGAGGCTGTTATCGACCCCGCGGGTCCCACGATCGTTGGTCAGGTTCCTCCAGGTGCCAGTCGTCACGGTGGTCCCTGGGCCGATTTCGTGACCGTTCCAGTTCCTGCCGGTCTCGAAAACAAACCCCTCAAGGCGGCGCTCATAGATGACGCCTGGGTCATCTCTTCGGACGACTCGGCGATTCTCGACCAAGCCTGGTCCGAGCTCCGTGCCCGACGAAACGCCCTCCTCGCTGCATGTGACTGGACCGTTCTCGCAGATGCACAGACCCAAAAAGATGCTTGGTTCGCGTACCGCCAGGCGCTCCGTGATTTGCCCGGTACATTGACGAATCCGACGAACGTCACGTGGCCTACACCACCATAAAGTCTTTGCGAATCATAGATGACTTCGCTGATTTCAGCGGCGCCGGTCGCCACGGGTCAAATACAATCCCTGGACGGGCTCAGGGCTCATGCGTTGCCGACGGACGCGCTTATCGTCGCGTCGGCAACGCAGGTGAACCCCACGAATCAGAATCCAGGATCGTATGCGATTGTCGAGTCGGGCATAAACTCGCTGGGCGTCACAGCCACCGGGTCTGTCCCGGCGGTGACACAGTCGCCTTTCGCTGACGTGTATAAAGAAGGATCTATTTATCTGAATGGTGTTACAGGAAATTATCTTCAAAATACCGCCTCGTACTCAAACTCTACAATTCAGTGGAATACTACCGGTATGACCATTGAGTGCTGGGTCAACTACCCAACTTTCACTGGAGCATCTATTCCTACTGGAGCATCACCTACAAATATTCAATCTCCAACACTCGTGGGTTTAATGACTCCTGCGGCAACAACTAACTGGTGGTCATTTGGTTCAAATATTAATGGTTATGTGACTTTCTATTATTACGGTAATTCTAATCAGCAGTCTGTAATGGCACAGACTCCTATCAGTGCAAATACATGGAATCATATAGCAGTGTCAATTGCACCATCTGGTTTTATTTATATTTTTATTAATGGAGTCCAGTCTCAGGTGGTTGCAAATCGTGGTGGTACATTACAAGCCGCGGCATATTACGAAACTCCTCAATCAGTGAATACAATTAACGCTCAACAGGCACTCACCATTGGGCAATATACCACAAGTAGCGGAACTACAAACGCTTACGTAGCCGATCTCAGAATCACAACGGGCGTGGGCCTTTACACGGGTTCCACGAGCTCACTGGCCACCTTCACAGTCCCCTCGGCACCTCTCTCGACCGCGGCGACCGGTGCAACCCAATTCCTCTTGCGCCCGTTGGCTTTGTATCTCTTTTACGATCGGCTTGTAATCCTTCATAAAGGCTTTCACCTTGTGTCCGTTATTCAACATATATGCCGGCCACTTTCGTAAAAGATCCTCATAGGTCTTTCCATT